TTTCAATCACCCTTGTATTTCCAACTCTGCTGAACTTAATAACGTCCATGATCATCATCAACGTAACAATTTTATACAAAATTTTTCTATATAGTTTATGGAGGTCTACATATGGCTTACTATGGAAGATATAGATACAGAAGGCCCGCATACAGACGTTATAGAAGGACTAGGAGAGGCAGATGGTAATTCATCGTAAGAGTGGCAGCAGCAATTATGCCACTACGCTTTGGGACCGCATTAATCCCCTTCCCGACTACTGGTTCACTCAGATACCATTTGTCGCAGAAGGGTATAGAGCTGTAGAAAATGTACGGTATTGGCAAGATTATAAGAAAAACACTGGAATTACTCCACGCTATCCTGCACGTGCTTATGGCTCGTCAGGGGAAAGCTGCAATAAACACGTTTGGCGCAACGTTAAAAGCCTCTATGGATAGATAACATGGCAACACAATACGCTAAGTCCTCGTACTCCGAGGTATATGACATGCATACAGAATTTGGAAAAACTACCTTGATAGGTATCCACACACCGACCACTAATCGCTGGCAGAAGTACATGAGAGGCTTTTGTCACCAATTCAAGAAGTTTAGGTATCAGGGCGCATCTCTGTCTTTCGTGCCTGTCGCTACACTCCCCGTAGATCCTCTCGCTGTCAGCTACGAAGGTGGTGAAGCTCAGATAGATCCGCGCGATATGGTCAATCCGATCATTCACTGTGGTATGCGTGGCGAAAGCATGGGGAAGTATCTTGATGAGATCTTCCACTTCAACCTTGAACACAAACTCAATTCTGTTGATGTGGCCAACGTCGTTAACGAAGATCTGATTGCAGATCTGGAGAACATGTATTACACCGCACTGTCGAGCCCCGCCTTCAAAAAATCCCACCCTCAGCAGGGCTTCAGGAAGTCTGGCCTTCACCCAATGGTGTACAGTCTCGCTACAGACCGCCCTAAGAATTTCTCTCTTCCTGATACCGACACTGATGCTGATGCTCTACCATCTTCTACCGCTGGCCCACTTTCTGGTGAGCCTGGCGGTAATGCTACCGATGGATTCTATGGTTCGTTCGGTGTTCCCTATGCTCAGGCTAGGATGCAGGTAGATTATGGTTTTAACGGTGTTGAAACTCAACGCCAATTTCCCCAGCTGTTTACTAATCATGCTCAATCTCTCGGATGGCTGGACACCATGCAGAATTACTCGATTTATTCTGAACTTGGCGGTGTTCCTGCTGGAACCACTGAACAGTATCTTACTGGTCTCCCTAAGATCTACATGTACTTCGTGATGCTTCCTCCCGCATACAAGACTGAGCTATATTTCCGTGTTATAATTCGTCATTTTTTCGAATTTAAAGAATATAGGAATATGATTCAGCCCTTCGCTATGGAAACCATCAACGGATCTGCCTACGATGGTGTCCTCGAAACTGCACCTGTAGATCAGGCCATGGCTCTTCGGATGGAGAACGCCACTCTCGATGTTGTCAATGGTGAAGCTTCGCTCATGAGTGACGGAAGCAGTTAACTTCTCGTTGCTCTAACTAAACCTCTTACTTTGCATCGGGCGTGGCGGATCCCTACCCAACGTAGGTATGGGAAGGTCGTCAAACCCCCCCCCACAGGGGGGGTAGGGGGGGTCGAGGGCGGTAGCCCCCTCTAGAGCATTTCATTATTCTAATGTCTGAAATTAGACAAAACTCACCCCGTGTTTCCCGTGGTTCAAGAAATAATATAGTAATATAGTAAAGGGTTTAGCGGGGTTTCGGAGTGTTACGCGGTAGCGCAAGAAACCCCGCGTTAGTACTCGAAGTTTCCTGGTTGGTACACGTTCCATCTGTCGTTAGACAGCTTGTCTTTTGGTAACTCCGTTTCATTCGTCAGGACTACTATCTTAGGGCTCTTTATCCACTTCTCCGACCATTGGTAACGCTTGTCGTACAAGAACCCGTTCTTTATCTGCTCCACGGCACTCCACATGCCTGCCTTCTTCTTTAGGCTCTCTGCCCTCGGCACATCGATTATGAAAGTCTCTCTGCGCCCCTCTCTCGCCTTCGCCATGGCCATAGCCATGTACTCCTGTCCCTCCCCTAAGGGGGGTATGTAAATGGCCTTGTGATTGGCTACGAGGTGCTTCGCAAACGTTGTTTTCCCGATTCCTCCTAGTGGGTCTTGTATAACGAATATTTCCCTGTCGTTCTGTTGCTCAATCATTTCTAACGTGTATTTTTGCCACGGCCTGTACTCAAGGTATCTGTATTCCCTGAGTTCGCTTTCCCACGAACAGAAGTAGTTGTCGGTTTTCATGATGTAGTTGAAGTTGCGTACATGCGTTGGTGAAACGTGAGCCTTCCACATCGACCAGATCATGATCTGTTCTTCTACTGGGCTCCCCTTACGCAGAACGTATCTTATCTGCCAGTGCTTGTATCCCCCTTCGCCGACTTCATCCGCGTATGCGTACCTTTCACATTCCAGTTGTTCTAGTATTGTTTCGACGTTCTCCGCGCTTAGCACCGCTTGAGGTGCCGTCACATCATACCATTTTGGATCACTCAT